ATGATATTTCAAAATTTTGGATTTAATCAAAATTATCCAATTACAAATATTATTTCCCCAAATTTAGTTTTTGATTTGGATGCAGCAAACTATTCAGCAGTACCTACTAATGGGACTACTATTGCAGGTACAGGTGCATACGCCATATCAACAAGTACTCCTAACTCTAGAATAACTTGGAATGCATCAAATGGTGGATTATTTAGAAGTAATTTTGGTGGAGATGGCATTGGTGATTATATTATAGGTGGACCTAACTGGGGTTCTGGTCAATCATATACAGTATTTATGGCATATAGATTAAATACCGCTTCAGTTGGTCCTCCGGGTAATACAACAAACTATGGTAGATTATTAAACTCTAATACCGCAACTCCTGATTTTTTAATGGGTGGATATAGTGGTTATCCTCAAGCATTATTTATCAATGGGGTTACTGTCAATCTTACTGGAACTGCAAGAGATACCAATGTATGGCGTTTAGATTGGGCAGTAATAGATGGTAACGTTAAGAATGCAGATTTATATTCAGCAACATCATCGCAACCAACTACACCTGTATATACAACTACAAATGCTAGTATAAGCGCATTTAATCAACTTAGATTATTTGCCAAATCAGATGGAAATGAATGTGCACCTGGAGATATTGGATTTGTTAAAGTTTGGGATGGTAAATTAACTCTTTCGGAAATACAAACTCAATATGCGTTATATAAAACCAGATTTGGGTATTAAATTATTATAATATGTTAAAGAGAATACCAAAATCGGATATTAGTATAAGACCTTTTAAGGCATATAAGGAGTGGTCATTTAATCAAACAAGTGCACCAATTGCCGGTATATATGTATATTCTGCGAGTATTGGTAATGTAGTTAACAATTTCCCAACTGCATCTGTATATAATCCAACAAAAAATGAATGGATTTCATATTATCCTGCATCAATATACGGACAATTGAGAGCTCAATTTTATAATGGAGAGGAAGATAATCCATTTTTTAGAAGTGGTGATAAAACAAATGTATATGATACCGATTCTAATACAAAAGAAAGATATTTAAATAATGATGCAAAAGTAATTTCAATACCACAAATATATACGGGTGAAGGAATTAAAAAAGGTTCGGTAGTATTAACGGATTCAAGTTCAATTTACATAGATGATAGTTATGGTAATTTAATAAATTCTACTCCAGATACTGCAACTATTAGTAGATTGGATTTAGAAAATAATATAATAAATTTTACAGATTCATTAGGAACAATATATAGTGCATCATTTCAATTAGCTTCTGGTGATTTTGATTTGGGATTGGGAACTATAAATGTAACATATAATGGAAACGATTATGATTTGGTTTTACAAAGTATAGATGCAAACGATAATATGGTTGTAACTAATATTCCATTTTTAGGTGGAACAGGTCAATTTGGATTATCTCAAAGATTAGGTAATATATTTTACACTCAGGGATTAATAGTGTTTAATAGAAGTGCACATTTATTTTTAAAAAATGAATGGAATATATCATTTAAATCAACACAAACTATTTACGAAAACGAATATCTTTTAATTGTAAATGAAAGTGAATTTAATGTATCTACCAATCCATCTGCAATAATTATTGTAAATGAAGAAACGGGTAGTGTTCAAAATACGAATGATGTATTTAGTGCAATTCGTAAAAATACAATTACAAAAACAATTACAAATCCAGGTGTTAAATATATTCGTAAAAAGTCTGTATTACAAAACGGAAATACTTTAGATTATAGATATGGTTCAAATGTAAATACTGCAATTAGTGGTGGATTTGAACATTATGATTTAAGTGGTTCTGTAGATTCAACAGGTTCATTTTTAAATCCATTTATTACAACAATCGGTTTATACGATGATAATTGTGAATTAGTAGCAGTTGCAAAATTACCAAAACCAATAAAATCGGAACCAGATATTCCTGTAAATTTTATTGTTCGTTTTGATACATAATTGATATTTATATATAAACAATACAAACTATGCCAACAATAGAAGAATTATACAAAGCACAACAATCATCATTAGGTGTTGATAAGATTGGATTTGATGCAGGTGTTAATGCAAAAACTCCATATACTACAAATGATTTGAAAAAAGCAGATGAGCAAGTTTTAACTGCTGAAAAATTCAAAACAGGTAGAGGTGGTGCATTAATTGATAAAAAGTATTCTGATACTTTCAAATAATAATGGCTAAAAAAGTTACATCAAAAAAACCAACCAAAAAAGGTTGGGTAGCAAGAAAGCATGGTTTCAAATCAGGCTTGGAAGAATCAATATCAATTCAAATAGATAGTAAAGGTATTCCCGTACAATACGAATCAGAAAAAATTCCGTACATTGTACCTGCTTCAAAACATACATACAATCCAGATTTTAAATTACCAAATGGTATCTTTATAGAAACCAAAGGTAGATTTGTTCCTGCTGATAGAAAGAAACACCTATTGATAAAAGAACAACATCCTGAATTTGATATTAGGTTTGTATTTACATCATCAAAAAACAAAATTTCAAAAAATTCAAAAACATCTTATGCAGATTGGTGTGATAAGAATGGTTTTTTGTATGCGGATAAATTTATTCCAGAAGAATGGTTTAATTAATTTGGAAATTTGAAATAATTGTTGTATCTTTGTATCATGCTAAATAATACAGATAAAACAAAAATAACTACAACACTATCTAATGTGTTAGGAAGTTTTTCCGTTTTAAGGGGAAACGAATTAGCATTTCATTGTCCATTCTGCCATCATCATAAACAAAAATTACAAGTAAATACCGAAACACAACATTGGCATTGTTGGACGTGTAATAGTGGTGGTAAGAAACTTACATCCTTATTAAAGAAGTTAGATGTTGATAGAAAAAGTATTGCAGTTATTAGGGAGATATATGGCGATTCACACTATAACCCACAAAATGAAGATGGTGATGCTAAAATATTCATATCATTACCAAAGGAGTTTATTTCATTAGCAGAACAACCAAAGGGGTTTAATCCAGAATACAAACAAGCAATGAACTACCTTATTCAAAGAGGTATAACAGAAAAACAAATTGTAAAGTATGGTATTGGGTATTGTAAAGAAGGTTTATATAGTAGGAGGGTAATTATACCATCTTACAATTGTGATGGTTCATTAAACTATTTTGTTTCTCGTTCTTATTATGTAGATGAGAAAATGAAATATAAAAACCCACCAATCAGTAAGAATGTAATTTGTTTTGATTCTCAAATAAATTGGAATGAACCAATTATCTTATGTGAGGGGGTATTTGATGCGATTACAATCAGAAGAAATGCAATCCCACTATTAGGTAAGTTTCCATCTAAATTATTAGTTGAAAAAATATTTATGAATGGGGTTAGTAATATTGTTATTTCATTAGATAATGATGCTAAAACAGAAGCATTAAAAGCATCTGAATATTTTAGGAAGCAAGGAATAAATGTTAAGTTTATGAATCTAAAAGATAAAGATGCTGCTGATATGGGGTATAATAAGTTTTACGAAGAATTAAATTCTACAAAAGAGTTTGGAATAGAGGAGTTGTTATTAACAAAAATTAATAGTTTATGAATATCTCCATAATGATAAATATTTTTTTGTTATATTTATATGTAAAAAATAACATATGAGAAAAAAAGAAAGAATTGATATTATATGTGTTAAATGCGGTAATAAATTTGAAATAATCCCTTCCAGAATTAAAACTGCTAAATATTGTAGTCATAAATGCTCAAATAATAGAATACGAACAAATGATGAGTTGAATAAAATATCATTGGCATCAAAAGAAAAATTTGTTAAAAACCCAAATCTTAAACAAATAGTATCTAATAATGGTAAAAAAGCTATGCAATACATAAATGAAAATAACTTAAATTTTATAATGCCAAAGGGATACCATACTGTGGAACACATAAATAATATGAAAAACATAATGACTGGTAGAGATGTTACTTGGGGTGACAAAATAAAAAAAAATCATTGGTCTACTAGTGATAATAAAAATAATATACTTGCAAAAATAAATAAATCAAAAAGTCAATCAATTAAATGGAATAGTGAAGTTCGTAAAAATATGTTGATGGAATGGTCTTTATCAAATCCTGATAAAACTGGACCTAAAATGTATAAAAAAGGAAAATACACAAGTTCTAAAACTGGATTAGAAGAATATTATCAGTCTGGTATGGAGCATCGTTATATGAAATTATTTGATGAGGATACTACTATTAAAAATTGGACAAAGAAACACAATATAGTAATTAACTATTCATATGAGGGAAAACTACATAAATATATTCCTGATTTTTTAGTTGAATATAATAATAGTATAATTGAACTAATTGAACTAAAGGGTAGAATATATAATCAGGATATTATAGATGCTAAAGTAAATGCATCAATTGAATACTGTAATAAAAATAATTTACAATATAAAATACTATATAAATAAAATAACTTATGTTAAAATTGAAAACGGTCTTTCATGTGGCCGATATCCATATTCGCAATGTAAAAAGACATAATGAATATAGACAAGTGTTTAATAAAATGTTTGATGAGATTCGTAAAAGAGGAACGGAAGATTCAATAATTTATTTAGCAGGAGATATTGCTCATGCTAAATTAGAATTATCTCCTGAATTAGTTAGAGAGATTAGTTGGTTATTTACGGAGTGTTCTAAATTGTGTGAAACTATTCTTATTACGGGAAATCACGATTGTAATATGAATAATTCCGATAGATTGGATGTACTTACTCCAATCGTAGAGGCATTAAATTTACCAAACTTTACATACCTACGAGATACTCAAGTTTACTCAATTGGTGGAGTAGATTTTTCTGTATTTTCTATTTTTGATAAAAGAGAAAATTGGATTCCTGCAAATAAACTTTTTGGTAATAAAAAGATTGCACTTTTTCACGGACCATTAGATACATCTCAAACGGATATTGGATATGTGGTATCATCTCGACATTTTACACCCGATATGTTTGATGGGTATGATTTAGCTCTATTAGGAGATATTCATAAAAGACAAATCATTACATCTCCTAAAGGATGTACTATTGCATATGCAGGTTCATTGGTTCAGCAAAATTTTGGTGAAACTTTGGAGAAACATGGTTTGCTTGTTTGGGATTTGGATAAAATGACTTATGAGGAAATTGATATTCAAAATGATTATGGATATTACACAATGGATATTGATAATGGAAATGTTCCGAAGGTTTCCGATATGCCAAAGAATCCTCGTTTAAGAGTTCGTTTATCAAATACGAATACTTCGGATACTAAACGAGTAATTGCTGAAATAAAACAATTATATGGTGTTGAGGATTTTACAATTATTAGAACAGATTCGCTTTCTAAATCAAAAACAGGAAATAGAAACAATAGATTAGATTTTGAAGATATAACCGATGTAAACTATCAGAACTCTCTTATAAATGATTATATTGGTAGAATGATGCCGTTTGTTACCAAAGAAGATTTAGATGGGTTGGAAAATATTAATAGAGATATTAATAGTAGAATAACTCACGATGATATACAAAGAAACATACATTGGAAACCAGTTAAGTTTGAGTTTTCTAATATGTTTAGTTATGGAGAAAATAACAAAATTGATTTTACTAAAATTGGTGGATTAATGGGATTATTTGCACCAAATGCAGCTGGTAAATCTTCTCTATTTGATGCAATTTCATTTTGTTTATACGATAAGTGTAGTAGAGCATTTAAAGCATCTAATATTCTAAACAATCGTAAAACGGATTTTGTTTGCCATTTACATTTTCAAATTGATGGATTGAATTACCACATTGAAAGAACTGCCAAAACAATTAACAAAGGGAAAAATGTTAAAGTTGATGTTCAGTTTTGGAAAAAAGAAAATGGGTTAAATACAATATTAAACGGAAATGAAAGAAGAGATACAAATCAAATCATTGAACAATATGTAGGAAAATATGAAGATTTTATTTTAACTGCATTATCATTACAAGGAAACAATGCTTTATTTATTGATAAATCTCAATCGGAAAGAAAAGATTTATTAGCACAATTTATGGGTATTAACATATTTGATAAATTATACGATATTGCAAGTGAAGATATTAAAGAAGTTTCTATCTTAATTAAAAACTTTAAGAAAATAGATTTTACTTCAGAATTAGCTGAAAAAAAGATTGAATTTATTACTAAAACTACCGAACTTAAAAATTTAGAAAAAACATTAGATATTAGAACAAATGATAGAGATGATTTAGGAGAAAGAATTGTTGGGTTAAGTGCTCAATTAGTTCCTATGGATGGTAATTTAAATATAGATGATTTGAATCAATCTAAAACAAAATTACAATCTACATTGAATGGGTATACTTCTTCATTTGAAACAAAACAAAATACTATTACCAATTATAGTAAATTGGTTGCAGATGTTTCTGAATCAATGGAAAACACTAAAAAGTTTTATATTTCAGAAGAAGAACACATTGATATTGAAGAAGCTCACTCTAATTATGTTAAAGCAGAAAGAGATTATAGTGAAGCAAATACCAAACATCAATTATTAAAACAAAAAATTCAAACTATTAAAGATAAGATTGCTCATTTAGAAACGCATGAATATGACCCTAATTGTAAATTCTGCTGTGATAACGTATTCGTAAAAGATGCATTAAAAGCAAAAGAAGAGTTGGAGGGATTGGAAGCAAGTTTAGATTATAGTTTGGATGATGTAAATGGTTCTCTAAATGTAATGAGTCTTTTTGAAACATCCAAAGAACAATACAAAGATTTACAAACATTAAAATTAAAATATCAAAAAGGATATTCTACAATTGAAACCGAAAAAGCAGAATTAAACGGATTAAAAACTAAAATAGAATTAGCAAAGCATCAATTAGAAGTTGTTGAAGAAAATATTCGTAAGTATTATATAAATGAAGAAACCATTAAACGTAATACTAAGATAGAAACTATGATAAATGGTTTACAAAAAACCAAAAAAGAAATAGAAGCAGAAGTATCCGAATTGAGTAGAAAGATTGGTGATACAAAGGGTGTTATTGCCTCCATATCTTCGTTTGTAGAGGGGATAAAGGTTAGGATGAATGAAGTTAAAGACTTGGAAGAAAAGAATCGTTTATACACCTACTATTTGGATTCTGTAAAAAGAGATGGGATACCGTATGAGTTAATTTCTAAAGCTTTGCCTGTTATTGAAAACGAAGTAAATAATATTCTTGCACAAGTAGTTGATTTTAGTTGTGTAATGGAAATGGATGGTAAATCAATTAATGCAAAGATAGTTTATGATGACCAAGAATGGCCATTGGAAATGTGTAGTGGTATGGAGAAGTTTGTTAGTGGATTGGCAATCAGAGTTGCGCTTATTAACATATGTAACTTACCCCGTCCAAACTTTTTAGTAATTGATGAAGGGTTTGGTACATTAGATTCCGATAATTTATCATCCTTATTTATGATGATGCAATATCTTAAAACTCAATTTGATTTTATATGGGTTATATCTCACTTAGAACAAATGAGAGATATTGTAGATGGTTTAATTGAAATTAAAAAAGAGGATGGGTTCAGTAAGATTAATTTTTAATTTTATCTACTTTTAAAACATTAAAAGATGGTTTATGAACACCAACGTGTTTTTTGATTAAATTTTCAACTAAACTACCCATTTTGAACCCATGTTCTTCGCAATATTCTTTGAGAAGTTCGTGGGTTTCTTTTTTGATTTGTAGCATTGCATATTTCATAACTTTATTTTTCTATAGTAAATATTAGTTTTATTTACATAAATATCTTACTTTAATTTTTTAACATATTTATTATAAAATAAAACGTATAATGCCGGTAATTAAAAAAACCCTTTTTGATGAAAAATTAGAAAAGGTAAATGTATTAGTAAACGATACAGACCCAAATAGTAAATATTTTAAAATAACCGAACTTAATGATACATTTACTGGCGGTAAAAATGCGTTTTTAATTCAAGGTTCTGAATATTTGGTACCTGATACCATTATTAAAATTCAAATAAAAGATGCAAATGGTGATACCATTTATTACGAACCAGGTGAGGGCATGGTTTCTTCTTCAGTAAATGGAGAATCTTTTGTTTCCGAATACTATGAAGGAACATCTAAAGTAGTTTCTGTCTACATATATCCAAATAAAACAATAGATGAAAATGGTAATCCATTGGATGGGACTGCATTTGGTCCTGCTACAATTACTATATTAGGTGAATTAAAAGAATTTGAATCCGATGGTTTAATAATGCCTATACCAAGTAATTGGACGGATACATATAATGTAAAATGGACAAAAACAATAAATGTAAATCCATTATTACCAAACGTTACAAAAATACGTTTTTATAAAAGACCATCTGTCACAATTAAAGAAATTTTACAACCATTATATACATTTGTTGGTAATACAAAAGTCGCATCATCGGTTACACAATCATTTGCTGATATAAAACTTTCAAATTTAGAAACATTTGCAGGTGATGTAAAAAGAGTAAAAGTATTTAGAACATCGCAGGGTGATATATCGGATTACGATTTGATACAAGATGTTTTATTAGAATCAAAAGAATTACTAACTACATATGGTTTAAGTGGTAGTGTAGTTGGAAATACGGGTATATTTACATCTGAAACTTTACAAAAATATTGGAATACTGGTTCTTTAACTGCACAATTGACATCAAGTAGAGTTGAGAGTGGATTAAAATTATCAGGTAGTGGTATATTAACATATAGCCAATCATTAGATATAAATTCAGCAAATACATACGAATTAAATTTAGACGCATTTTATTCAGGAAGTGTAGATAGTAATTTAGGAATATATCTTTCATCGGGTTCTGTTAGTAGTAGTATTGCAACTTTGTATGGTATATCACCTACAAAAAATCTTTCCGATGTTGTAATACCATTTAGTATTCCAAACAATTATCCATCGGCATCTTTATATTTTTCACAATCAAATGGGGAATGGCATTTAGGAAATGTTAGTTTAAAATTATCACAAGATACGGCATTTTCACCAGATAGTATTTCGTTCATAACAACGATGCCAACTATATTAGGAAATGATGTATTTAATTTTAAATTTGAATTTTACGATTTAAATAATAATTATGTTCCTGTTTTTGTAACACAAAGTGCAACATTTGTTGGAGCACCTGCTGCAAATATTGATACAAATGCAATAATAAGTTCATCCGTTTCTCAATCAAATGCAGTATTGTATCAAGTATCATCTTCTATTAGTGGAACGATGACTACATATAGTTCTTCGGCAAGTGGTAGTTTAGGAATAGTTAGTGGTTCAGTATTTAATTTAAGTGGTTCGGTAAGTACATCTGTATTACTACTAACCAGTTCAATTAGTTCATCATTATCATCTTCATTTGGATTTACAAGTAGTTCTGTTTATACGTTAAGTAGTTCAGTATCTGCATCAATTGCAGGGGTTAGTTCATCTATATCTCAAAGTGTTTATCAAGGATTATTACCTGCATTTACAAGAGTTCAAAATTTAGCAGATGGAAATTATAGTGGTTCATTTATTAGTGGAAATATAATTTATTCACCTGTTATAGGTGGACAATTAGGATATTTTAGTACTTTATTTAAAGTAGGACAATCTCCAAATTCAATTTACTTGGATGCAAGACAAACACCAAGAAAAATATTTATAGGTGGAGCAATACCTGGTGGGGATACTGAATATTCTGGTGCATATAATAATCCAAATACATCTGTATATTTGGATAGTAATGGTCAATTTTCATTAAAAGATAAATTAACATTTGATGGAACAAACTTATCTGTAAATGGAACTATAAATGTAACAGGAGGAAATGCAGCAACTGATACAAATGCTTTATTATATTCGGTAAGAGCAGCTGCTTCCGCATCTATATCGGGTTCAAATGCTTTAAATGCCGCATATAGAGCAGCAGATTCGGCATCATTGAGTGGTTCATCCGCAACTGCATACGCATTATCTCAATCAACTTATCGTTATAATCAATCTACTGCATTATTACAAACATTAGCAGATGGTGGTTATAGTGGTTCATTTATTGGTAGTACAACAATTTATTCTCCAAATATTGGTGGGCAAAATGGTTATATTTCAAATATTTTAAAAGTTGGACAAAATGGTATAACATTAGATGGTGGTAATAAAGCAATTTATGTAGGAAGTGGTACATATTCAAACGCAAACACTCCATTCTACTTTGCATCTGGTTCTACAAATATATTTTCATTAGGTGATAAATTATATTGGAATGGAAGTACATTGATTATAAGTGGAACTATAAATGTAACCGGTGGAAATGCGGCAACTGATGCAAATGCATTATTATACTCACAAAGAGCAGCTGCTTCCGCATCTATATCAGCGAGTGCGGCACAATCAAACGCAATTTCAACCGCAGCTGGAGATGCAACCACAAAAGCAAATAATGCACAATCAAATGCAATTTCAACTGCAGCAAGTGATGCAACTACAAAAGCAAATAATGCTTACAATAACGCAACTGCTCAATTACAATTATTAGCAGATGGAGGATATAGTGGTTCATTTATTGGAAGTACAACAATTTATTCTCCAAATATTGGTGGAGTGAATGGATACATTTCAAATATACTCAGAGTTGGACAAAATGGTATAACATTAGATGGAGGAAATAAAAAGATTTATGTTGGTAGTGGTACATATGGTAATACAAATACACCATTCTATTTTGCATCTGGTTCTACAAATATATTTTCATTAGGCAATAAACTAACTTTTGATGGCAGTACCCTATCTGTAAATGGTAATATAACTGCAACTGGTGGCTCATTTAGTGGATTTATGACAGCAGGTACTGCAAAATTTGGTGTAGGTGTAACAAGCGGTAATGATGGGCTTTATTTGGATGCAAACAACTATTGGTATTCTGGTGCTGGTAGGTTCAAAATGGGAGATTCTGGTAATTATTTGTCTTGGGATTCTACACCGGGTAATGAAGGTGTTATTGTTCAAGGTGATGGACCTGGTGCTGCATTATATGTAAACGCTTCTGGGGTTGGTTCATCGTATGCTGCATTATATGTAAACGATGGTGGATTGAGAGCAGCTAATACATCTGTTACTATGAATGGTGGATATGCAATAGATTGCGTTGGTTCATTAAATGTAAACAGTAATTTACGGGTTGGAGGAAGTGGTTCATTTACTGGAGATATTATATCACAAGCATCCGATAAAAGATTAAAAGAAAATATAACAACTATAACATCTGCATTAGATAAGGTAGATAAAATAAATGGTGTATATTTTAATTTCACAGATGAAGCAAATGAATTAAATAAAAATTTAACTAAAAATAAACAAGTTGGATTTTTAGCACAAGAAATACAATCAGTATTACCTGAAATTGTTAAACCTGCGCCATTTGATATAGGTAGTGATGGTAATTCTATAAGTGGTGAAAATTATTTAACAATTCAATATGAAAAAGTAGTTCCGTTGTTATTACAAGCTATAAAAGAATTAAAGTTTGAATTAGATGAAATTAAAAAGCTAATTAAATAATGCCAATACCAGTTAAATCTTCTGGACCAATATCATTTTCGGAAATATCAGCAGGTGTGGCTTCCGCTGGTGGAACTGCCTCTACATCATTTGTAAATTTATCACGTCAAGCATATACAATAACTGGGGATTCCAGATTTTTAACACCAGATAGATTTACTGATTTTGAATATACCACAACTACTACAACAACTACAACAACTACAACTACAACAACTACAACTACTACAACTACTTTACCTCCATTAACTATAACAAATAGTGGTGTAACTTGTTTTGGAGTACTTGGTGCATTTACTTCAACTATTGGGGGAGGTAGTGGAACATATAGTTATATTGCAATAGCAACATCTCAAGCGGATGCAGATAATGCAGTTAGGGGAATTAGTGGAACAAGATATGCTGCCTCACCAAATCCATATCAATGGTCTAATATTTCAAATGGAACATATTATATTGCAGTAATGGATTCGGTAGGCAATGTAACAGTTCAAGGAATTTCAGTAACAGTAAATTGTACTACAACTACTACTACAACTACTACTACAACTACTACTACAACTACTACTACATCAACTACTACAACTACTACTACAACCAGACCACCATTAACTATAACAAATAGTGGTGTTACTTGTTCTGGTATACTTGGTTCATTTACTTCAACTATTGCAGGAGGTAGTGGGACATATGATTGGATTGCAATTGCAGATTCAGCTCCAAATGCATCTAATGCAGTTAATGGTCTTAGTGGAACTAGATATGCTGCATCACCAAATCCATACAGTTGGAATAATATTTCAAATGGAATATACTATATTGCAGTGAAAGATTCCGAAGGAACGGTAACAGTTCAAACACTTACAGTAACGGTAAATTGTACTACAACTACTACAACTACTACTACAACTACGGCAGCACCAACTACAACTACAACAACTACTACAACTACCTGTCCTCCATATGGAACTTATTTGTATGAATATTGCGATAATGTAAACCATAATAAGATTGGTGTTTTTGCTGATGGTTCTTGTGGAACTTACGAGTCGGTAATTGCTTATAATGACCCGGCGTGTGGATACGTTGCACCAACAACTACGACAACAACTACGGCAGCACCGACAACTACGACAACAACAACAACGGCAGCACCAACAACTACGACAACAACAACAACGGCAGCACCAACAACTACGACAACAACAACAACGGCAGCACCTGCTTGTTATACATATTATAATTACACAGGGTATGACCAATATAATGTAAATTATATAACCTGCGCAGGTACTGAAGTAACGGGTGGAACTGTTTATGCGGATGATTATGTATGTGTACAAGTTATGTATTCATCATTTATGACATATGGTGGAACTTGTTAATAAAATAAAAAAGTTATGAAAAATTTAAGATTTATGTGTGCCCAACCTGCCAGTTTATACTATGCATGGCAAGTAGAAGTTATGTTAAACAACTTTATAGAAATGGGGGTACATCCCAACAATATAGATATTGTATGTTGGAAAGAAAAAGGAGTAATACCAGAAGAATGGAGTAAACTGGCAAATGGGTATGCGGCACGTTTCTTTTTCTATGATGATATGAGAGAAACAAAACATTATATTTCATCAATCAGACCAAATATTTTAAAGCAACATTTTTTACAACATCCGTATTTAAAAAAAGAATCAATATTCTACCACGATTCGGATATTATCTTTACTAAACCAATTAAAGATTGGATTGCTGATGATATGATAAATGATAACCAATGGTATGGTTCAGATACTCGTTGGTACATTGCACACTCTTACATCAAAGGTAAAGGACAAGATATAATAGATGAGATGTGTAAGATAATGGATTTACCCGAATCCTTAATTGAAGAGAATGAGTTAAATTCTATTGGAGCACAATATTTAATGAAAGGTATAGATTACGATTTTTGGAATAGAGTTGAAATTGATTCTGAATTATTATATAAAAATATTACAGATTTAAATACTGAAAAAATTATTGAAGATAGAAGAACGATGCCACCTGGAGAAGAAAGAACACCATACCATCCTTTGCAAATATGGTGTGCAGATATGTGGGCAGTATTGTGGGGTGGATGGAGATTGGGATACAAAACAAATTGCCATCCAAATTTTGATTTTAGTTGGGGAACATCAAATGAAGATGATTACTTTAAGATGAATATATTCCACAACGCCGGAGTAACATCAAGTGAATATGGTAAATTTTACAAAGCAAATTATATTGATTCATTACCATATAACGAACAATTAGAAATAACACCCAATACAGCAAGTTGGCATTATTGGAATTGGATACAAAAAACAAAACAAAAATCAGTTTTATTATGATAGAGCATATAAAAAATCAGTTTCAAGAATACAAAATAAATCAATTACAATTAGACCCCTTTGGAGTTTGCAATGCAAAATGTTGGTTTTGTCCGGTTGTTTTAAAAGGAAATCCAAAAGAAGGAAGAGAAGTAATGAGTCCTGAATTATTAGAAAAAATAATAAAAAATCTAATAGATGAAAGGGAAACAGATAATGGTTTAGTGACTAAAAGTTTTGGTGGTTTTTATACCGCACATTATAACGAAATTTTATTATACCCACATTTTGAAGAATTATTACAAATATGTCAAAAATATAGATTATGTTTTATGGTGTTATCAAATGGTGTAACTTTAACACCAGAAAAAGTTGATTTGATAAATAAATATAGTGGAGTGGTAAATGGTATATGTTTGAATGTTCCTGCGTTTGAAAAAGATTTGTGGAGTAAAAGAGCTGGAGTAAATCCTAAATTATTTGATAAATTAATATCAAATATTGAATATGCAATTGATAATCTACCAATTATGGTTCAATACAAAACAATGTCAATTCAAATCAATGGTGCACATGAATATTCGTTTGAAGATAGAGGTGGATGGCTTACAAAAGGAGTTGATTTTCCATCTGACATGGATTTAGACCCTTTAACAGGTGAATTGGTAACACAAGAAAAAATAGCAAGAGAATTATTTCCAACTATGCAAATATTTACGGTTGCATCTTTGATAGATAGGGCAGGTGAAATGGATACTGTTATGAGTAATAAATCTGCTATAATAAAAAATTTACAAAACGGTGATGAAACTAAAAAGGTAGTTGGATGTG